GTTCCGTGTTTGGTAACGTGGACACGGGCGGCGACATCGTGAAGAAAGGCGCATTCAAAGCGTCTTTGAAGGAACGGTGGCCGAAACTGCTGTTGCACCACGGGCACGGCGAAACCGGGATGACGCCCGTCGGGAAATACGATCACGTTAAAGAAACGGCGGACGGACTTGAAGTCGCCGGGAAGCTGTTCCTTGAAACGGACGCGGTTCGGCTTGCGTATCGCGCCATGAAGGAACAACAGATGGACGGACTGTCGATCGGTTACGTCCCGAAGGTTTGGGAATGGGACGACAAGCAAGGCGTCCGCATCCTGAAAGAAGTTGAATTGCATGAAGTGTCTTTGGTGACATTTCCAATGAATGAATCGGCGCGAATCCAAACGGTGAAAGCAAGGATCGCAGCCGGTGAAGTGATTTCGAAGTCCGACCTGGAAGCAATCTTGCGCGACGCCGGATTAAGCCGACGGGTATCGAAAGCCATTGTGGCGGAAGGACACGCCGGCATCAGTCAGCGCGACGTTGACGATCAGGCAATCATCAACGCAATTGAAGCGCAAAGGAAATTATTGCAATGGACGTAATGCAGAAACTTGATGAACTTGGTCGCGACTGGACCGAATTCAAAGGCGTCGTGACGAAGCGTGTTGCCGACTTGGAAAGCGGCAAAGGCGTTGCCGAACTGGACGAAAAGATTTCGAAGATCGATGCGGCGATTGCCGACAATCAGAAAACGATCGATGAAATCAACGCGGAACGGAAGGCAATGGCGGAACGCATCGGCAAGATGGAAGCCGAACGTGATTCGTTGGGACTGACGCAATTCAACGAACAAAAAGCCATTCAGACGCAACACATGGAACTGTTCACGACTTGGATTCGGACGGGCGAAAAGTCCGGCAAGGCGGCGGCGGACCTTCGTGCGTTTGAAGCCAAGTTGGGTTCAGCGGGCGTGACCGGCACCACGACGGCGGGCGGTTATGCGATTCCCGAAATCCTTCACAACGTCATTGCCGAACAGGCGTTGAAGATAAGTCCGATGCGTCAGGAAATCACGATCGTTTCCGCGGCGAATGCGGACTTCCGCGTGTTAGTGGATGCAACCAATACCAACAGCGGTTGGGTTGCGGAAACTGATACACGGTCCGACACGAAAACTTCAAACCTGGTGGAACGTGTTCCGACGTTCGGCACCGTCTATGCCCGCGTGTCTGCCACGGAAGAATCCGTGAACGATATTGGGTTTGACGTTGCCAGTTGGATTGCCCGCGGCGTCGCTGCCGAACTGGCGAAGGCGGAAGGCAATGCGTTCCTTGTCGGCAACGGCACCAAGAAACCAACGGGACTGCTAAACAGCGCACCAACGGCGGTTGGCGAACACGTATCGCCGGCACGTGCGGCGGCGGTGTTCCAGTATTTCCCGATGGACCCCGGCGTTTCACCGGCATCAACGATTCAGGCGGGCGCGATTTTCGATTTGGTCTATGGGCTGACTGCCGCCTATCGATCCAACGCGAAGTTCATCGCGAACAGTGCCACGATCGGAACGGTGCGGAAGCTGCGCGAATCGTCCGGCACCGGACAATTCCTGTGGCAACCGTCGTTGATCGTCGGACAGCCGGCGACGCTTGCCGGTTATCCGATTATTGCGATGGAAGATATGGCGGATGTTGCCTTGGACGCGCTGCCGATCGCATTCGGTGATCTGAAGAAGGCATATATCGGCGTTGACATCGCGGGGATGAAAACGACGATTGACGACAACATCACCGTTCCTGGCTACGTGAAATGGTATGTGCGGAAGCGGATCGGCGGTTGCGTGTGGGACAACAACGCGCTGAAGGTTGGGAAGATTTCAAAGACGTAAGCCATTCCCTGTCGAGCAATTGACGTGCATTATCAGGCCCAGTGTTAATCACTGGGCCTTTTTTTTATGAACAAGCCGCATCGTTATAGACCGTCACAAGAATTGCGGATAATCCGCGGTCCTATCAAACCCGAATGGAAAGGACAAACGGTCACGCTGATTGGCGGCGGTCCGTCGCTGACAACCGCGCAAATCGTTTCGGTGAAGGAAGGTTGGTGGGCGGGATTGACACGTGTGATCGGCGTGAATGACGCCTATCGGATCGCACCGTGGATCGATGGTCTATATGCTGCCGATCCGCCTTGGTGGGAAATGCACATCAAGGCAATCCGCGACACGCACATTCCGTTGTTGATGTGTCAAGATTTCGAAGCGGCGTCGCGTTGGGGTTTGCGCCACGTTGCCGGACCGCCAAGCAAGTTTCACGGATACACTGAAGGCATCAGCACCGATCCCGAATATATTCACTTTGGCAGCAACAGCGGATTTCAAGCGATGAACATCGCGTTCCACTTGGGCGCAAAGCGAATCATTTTGGTTGGATACGATATGAAGGCGACGCCGGGAAAACCGTCACATTGGTTCGGCGATCATCCGCCAGGTTTGGTCAATCACTACGGTTATTCCAATTGGGTAATCAGCTTCGAACAAGCCGCGCCACAACTGGCGGAAGCTGGCGTGGAAGTCATCAATTGCACACCGGACAGCGCGATCAAGTGTTTCCCGTCGCGCAAGGTGTCTGATGTGTTGCGGGCGTATCCGTGAAGATCGTCAAGCGTCAAATGTACTGGACGGACAACGACACGTGGGCGTGGCCGGAAGGCGACTCGCAACTGTTGGCGGTGTTCGATCAGGTAAACGACATTGATCGCATCGTGAAGCACGTCAGAAAATTTGATCTGTGCATTCAGGCGGGCGGCGCGGCTGGAATTTGGGCGCGGCGGTTTGGACAGTTGTTCGGAACCGTCATCACGTTTGAACCGAATCCGCTTTGTTATGAATGCCTGATGATTAACGCGCCGTCTGGATCGGTTCTGAAATGCAACGCCGCGCTTGCCGCCGCATCCGGCTTTTGCGAAATGGCGATTCCTGAAGGACACGCTAACAACCTGGGCGCTTGGTACACGGTGAACGGGCGCGGATCAATCCCGACTGTGGCGTTGGATTCGCTGTCGCTTGGTTGTTGCGATTTGATTCAGCTTGATATTGAAGGCGGCGAACTGGCCGCGCTTACCGGCGCGTTCCGAACGATTGAAAAGTTTTCGCCGGTCATCGTGCTTGAACAAAAAGCGTTGCCGCACTTGCCGGTTCCCGATGCCGGTCCGTATCTGAAGCGGGCGCACAATTACAGACTCGCCGAACGCATCGGCAATGATGACGTTTTCGTTCCATGCTGACTGTGATGTGTGTGTTGTGGGGAACGAAGTATTCGCCGGAATACGTCTACCGGCTGCGCGACGGTGTTCGCCGCAACCTGCAAAGTTCGCATCGCTTCGTGTGCATGACTGACCAATCATTGCCGGGAATTGAAACCCGCGAACCCGTGACGAATCTTCCGGGTTGGTGGCAGAAAGTTGGATTGTTCGCGCCAGGTGTGGCGGATCATCGAACGATGTTCATTGATCTTGATGTGGTGATTGTCGGCGGCTTGAATTCGCTTGCGTCATACAGTTGGTTTCCGTTTGCCATGCCGGCGAACTTCCCGAAATCGGGACACGGCGGATGGCAATCTTCGGTGATGCTTTGGGACGGGATTCACAACGAATATCGCCACAAGATTTGGAACGACTTCACGCCCGAAGTTATGGACTGTATGCACGGCGACCAAGATTGGATCACGTGGACGGCGGCGGGCGGGATCACCACAATTGCGGGCGGGCGAATCGTTTCATACAAATACGATTGCGCCAGCGGGTTGCCGGAAGATGCGCGGATTGTGTTGTTCCACGGGAAACCCGATCCGCACGAAGTTTCCGACGATTGGGTTGACTACCATTGGAAGCGTGATCCGCAACCGCGTTCCTGATACGGTTTGCAATAGGGGATGAAGCCAATGCGATTGTTCCAGATAGCACCGCCAGCGGTTGAGCCGGTAACGCTTACCGAAGCGAAGGAATATCTTGCTTTGCCGCTGGCATCGACAAGCCAGGATTCAATAGTGAATTCATTCATCGCGGCTGCGCGGGCGCACATCGAAGCGGTGACGAATCGTGCGTTGTTGCGCCAACGGTGGATGGTGTCAATCGATTCATTTCCGACGGCGTTTGCCGATCGTGAAATTCACTTGCCGTTGGGACGGTGCTTGTCCGTCGAAACGCTTCAGTACCGGGACACCAACGGCGATTGGCAGACGGAAGCCGGACCAGCTGAATCGCCGCCCGGAACGATGTTCGAAGTGGATTTGTACAGTCAAGGCGCGGGGATCATCCGTCCCGCTGGGAGTAACGTGTGGCCGTCCACATGGACCGCGGGCAGCGCCGTTCGCATATCCGCGACATTCGGCTATGGTTCCGCCCGTGCGGACCTTCCGCCCGATTTAAGGCAAGCCGTGTTGGTGCGGATCGCGGACCTTTACGAAGGACGAAGCGAAGCGGAAGGCGCAAGCGATGTGTCGGCGCTGATGGCGAAACCGTACAAGATCGGCGGCTTCCGATCGTGAAACGCCGGATGCGCTATGACTACGGTTCCGGCGCGATGCGTCACATGATCGTCATCCAACGCCCGACAACCGCGACCGATGATTTCGGCGACAGTTCGAAAACATACACGGAAGTTTTGACCGTTCCCGCGGCGATCACCGCGGCGGACGGGAACGAAGGACTTGAAGCCGGCCAGGTTGCCGGAAGTATCACGACGAAGTTCGTTTGTCGCTGGCTTTCCGAAATCAAGGACGTTGGTCCGAACTGGCGCGTGTTGATGTCCAACAATGATTCACCGGAAACGTTCAGAACATTTGACGTGACAGCCGCAATCAATACGGGCGGACTGAATCGTTTTTTTGAAATCGTTGCGGTGGAACGCTTGTGATCGAACTGACTTCCAAAATCGAAAACGCCGCCGACTTCGTTGAAGCGTTGCGAAGCACGTTGCCGAAAGCTGTCGGCGACAACGTGACGGCGGGCGCGCTGAAACGCGCCGCCCGTCCGATGCTTCGGGCGCAACGTGCCGCATATAGGCGACTTGGCAAGTCCGGTTCGCTGGCGGCGGCGGCGTCAGTTTGGCGCGTCAAAGGACGAACGCGATACGGTGCAACGATTCGCATCGGTCCGATTCGTCAAAGCTGGAAAGGTGCGGCGCTGTATTCCGCTTACTACGGACGTGGCGTGATCGACATCCGGCATTCGCATTTGGTGGAAAAAGGAACGTCGTTCCGCACGACGCGGAAAGGTGCAAGCCGCGGCCAGGTTGAAGGCAAATGGATCATCCGTGATGCGGGACGCGCAACCGTCGCGGAGTGTGCGCGAATCTACAAAGCGACGGTTTACGGTGATATGCAAAAAGCCATTCAACGACGGGCGCGGCGCGGGATCAAATAATGGCGGCACCGGATCAAGGATTGGTGGCGGCGATCAAAGCGATTGGCGCGGTTGCGTCCGCTGTCGGGGACCGCGTGTATCACAACGAAC